AGATGATGGTAGTAGTGATGAGTATTGATGGAAAACTACCAGTTCCATTGAAAGTACTACAAGATAGAGTACAGAGTAAAGAAGATAAAAAGAGTGGTTTGAAATTGAAATCAAATGAAAAAAAGGAACCAGGTCAAAAATGAGGTTAAAAATTTTAAAGTTTTGGATTTCTGATTTTTTAACAAAAAACGGCATATTGAATAAGACACAAGCTAGTTGTGTAATTTTTATCTAAAAACAAACAGGCCAGAAACTTCTAAATTTTTGACCTGTTTTTCCATAACTTTTAGAGTTCAATGACCTAATTTTGACAGATAAATAATACATATTGAACAAATAAATGAATAAAAATTTTAAATTAAAACAATTTGATAGTAAAACAAGCTACTATAACAGAAAAAATCCTGTAACTGTGGGTAAAGAAATAAAAATTATATTTCATGATGCTATAGTTTTTTCAGGACAAGTATCAAAAGAAAATATGGATGAAATACAAAAGATGATAACTTATTCAGATAATTATATTCTAAAATGATTTATTAATTTTAAACAGTATAACAGCCACACTTTCA